CTTACATCTAAAGTGTAACGTGCGCCGCTATCAATACCGTTTTTAACGTCAGCATTACAGCGCTCATGCTCTTTGTTGTTTTGTTTAATTATTTCTCTTGCTTGATTCATTTTTATTATCCTTGTTGGTTGGATAATAATATTGATTGAATTGTATAAAAACTACAGGTTAAAACTGCATCAATATTATTATCTTTAAATTCGGTAGGATTCCACAAAACACCAATAACCTTATAAATAAAGTTATCATCAAAAACCTGTACCCATTCACCTACAGACGGCACCTGTTTAAATTCCTTAATTGCATTTTTGCCATCTTCCTTTATAAATAATACTTTCATTGTTTATTATCCTTGTTGATTGAATTGCTCATCAAAACTTCCTACCTCAACTATGTAATAGGTACCTTTCAACTCATCCCCTAAAAAACTACGCGCATACCTTATCTTTTTTGCGTAATCCTCCGCCTCAGACATGGTAAGGAATGAAACACATCTTTGCTCTGTAAAAATATTATAACCTGCCGATATCATTGATTTATACCTGACAAAATAGCATTTAGGTTTAACTTTCTCGTACTCTTCTATATTTAAATCATTCATTGTTTATTATCCTTGTTAAAATTCAAATTCATATCTAATAGGGTTAACTTTAGCTACCACAGCAATAAGCTCATCTTCATTTTTTTGCTCAATAACGTCAGGCTCATATGCAAAAGGTAAATTATTATCTATTGCTATTTGGTTTATTTTTTCAAACTCTGTCATTGTTCAATTCCTTGTTTGCGTTAAGTTGAGGTAACTTTAGCAATTAGGTTTTATGGTGTCAACACAACAATGCAATTTTGTTTAAATAAAAATGTATTGACGTATTATTTAATATGCGCTATTGTTCGCTTAGTTATTTAAACAAGGGGTTACAAAATGCAATTACAAGAGTTAAAAAAGTTAGTTGAATACGATGCCGTAGGCACTCTTATGGCTACAGATTACGGTGATGGATGGGTTTTATTTGCCCTGAAAGAAGAACACAAAGACAAGCCAAATAAGCTTGATTGCGCTTTAGAATTAGCTAGAGGCGGTGTTAGGAAATTTATGACACTTGACGCTGTTGCTAAGCTTGTAAAGAACGAGTTGAACAACTCAAAGTTTACAGTCTGCTAAAAAATGCGCCAGCCCGTCAGCAAAGCGCAATAGATATTAACGAGGTAATAATAACATGAGTTCAGGCTGGGTTAAACTCCACAGAAAAATAACTGAATGGGAATGGTACAGCGATGTAAACACAACCAGAGTGTTTTTGCATTTGCTTGTTGTTGCCAATCATAAGGATAAAAAATGGCGCGGTATAGACATAAAAAGAGGGCAGAGATTGACGTCAATTTCAGCTCTATCAAAGGAAACAAACCTAACAATTAAGAATATTCGCACCGCAATAAAAAGACTAAAATCGACAAACGAAGTGGCAAGCCATAGCACCGCGCAACACACTGTTTTTACTATGGTTAACTATGATTTATACCAAGAGGAGACAAACGAAACGGCAAACCAAGGGCAAACAGAGGGCAAACAAGGGGCAACAAACAAGAATGTAAAGAATGAGAAGAATGTAAATAATAGAGACTTAGTTGAGTCAGAGCCTCAACGAAAGAGGTTTAATTTTACAGATGTTGATTACCAATGTGCGGAATGGATTTATAGTTTAGTTAAGCAAGTGGCTCCATCAAGCAAGAAGCCTAATTTTGAAAGCTGGGCAAACACCGTTAGATTGATGAGGGAATCTGACAAGTTGACGCACAATGATATTTCAGAGGTATTTACATGGGCTAATCAAGATAGCTTCTGGTCAGTTAATATTTTAAGCGCGACAAAGTTAAGGCAAAAGTTTCCACAACTACAAGCAAAGATGAAAGGGGTCAATAATGGATCAATTAAAGAACATGGTCAAAAACTTTCAGCTCACGAAAGAGCAAGGCAAAGAAACGACGAAAAATACAGGCAGCCAAATGAATGCGGATTGGCTGTGGGAGCAAATGACGGACATATGGGGCGAGCAGTGGACGAGGGAGAGAGGCGAGTTACCATCGAGCATGTGGATTCAGGAACTTTCATCGATTACGAGTAATCACTTAAAGCGCGGTGTTAGTCGGGTTGTATCCGAAAGATTAAGATGGCCTCCTTCATTGCCTGAGTTTTTAAGCCTGTGCTTAGACTTTGATACCACAGAAGCTTACAACAGAATGATTAACCGTAAGCCAGCGTTAGACGATGTTGAATACTTTACTAGGCAAGCAGTTAGCTATCAGTGCAAAAATGTATTAGATGATAAAAAGGCGAGGGATTTATTTAACAAGACTTTTAAAATGAAGCTTGAGCTAAAAAGAAAAGGAAAGCTTCCAGTAAGAAATCAAAAGTTATTACCTAGCGAAAGTATAACAACAGAGATTGACAAAGAAATAAGCGAGCGCTGCTCTAACGCAAAAGAAAGAAGCAAGACTAAGTTAGAGAACAGGCTTAACAGGATTATAAAAAACAGAGTTAAATAGGAGTTATAAACATGATTAAAATAAAAGAATTAAGAGAAGTTGGTGATAAGTTAGGTCGTGAAGGCATGTCGCAAATGGCTCAGAAGTTTATCTCTGAATACGATGGCAGCTATAGGGGCGCTATGAAGTTATGCGGCGAATTATCTGTGATAGCCAAGATGGCAACTTGTGATGATTATTGGAAAGAGCAGGTTAATAAAGGCGTTCTTAATGCTGAGAATAAAATAGAATTAATTAAATAGGAGTTATAAACATGACGGTATATCAAGAAAATATTTTTTACATAATAATTCGTTTTGGCAAAGAAAGTGCAGCAAGCGAGATACATAATGCGCTTCGCAAATTTATGGATGGTAATGACTATGATTACTTTTCAATCAATGAAAAGTACATAATTGTAGAGGGATTTGATTGTAAAGATGCTGCGTCTATTTTTGAGTGCGAGCTTAACTTGGTTATTGATGAAGTCAAAGAAAAACATGTTGCAACAAATAACAAATAGATTATAATGTAAATGTAAACGCAGTTGTGAGAAGCTGTTTTGTAAATGGTGTAGGTAATAGGGTTTATAGTTCAGGTCTTTGTATTCGTGGGATGACTTCTCACAAGTACCTATACCGCCCCGATTACCTAGGGCTGAACTATAAGCCTTTTTTTGTGTCTGAATATCGGAAGCTAACCGAGAATAACCGTAAATGATAATTTATGTATAACTAATTTATCATATGATTAAGGTTAAGAGTTATACACCCATTAGCAAGGGCAGGCACACCCCTTTCAAAGCTTCTATAGTCTGTATACAAGGTTTAAGCAGGTTTGCCGATATATCACTACACTAGTCTCTGGTGATATTGGTTAAGGTTCGATTCCTTAGTTAGACCTCTGTATACAGATTACCTCTACACTGCCAATCTAACTATATTTAAAACAAAGGAGTAAATAACAATGAGTAAATGGATAAGCGTTGAAGATGAATTACCGCCGCATTACGTAAATGTTTTGATATATCCTTACCCTGAATTTAGTGATGAATACAGGTTTGTAGGAGAATATGACTCGGTAAGAGAAGAGTTTATTGTTTGGGTTGGTAGTGATGGCGTTCATAGTAGAGCGCATGTTACTCACTGGATGCCACTACCTAAACCACCAACACAATAGAGGTTAAATATGGAAACATTTTCTTATTATAAAGGTTACGGAATTAAATATAAAACATTCAACGGGACAACATATGTTACTGATATGGGGTTTGAGTTAAAAGCATTTGTTGGCTTAGGGTGTGTAGATGGAAAGTCATCTGCAAAAGCTTATATTGACAAATTAATTGAAAACAATGGAGGTTAATAGAATGAGTGATATTGACAACAGGCAACAAATAAAACTACTAAGAACGCAAATGGCTAAACTTGAACAATCCTGTAAGGACCGCGAAGATAAGCTCATAAAGCTGCTGTTTATACTTGAGCCTTTTCTTAATGCTTTACCACCTGAAATACATAAGCAGATATCGGGTATGATGGATTAAACAACAAACACAATAGAGGTTAATAGAATGAGTGAATTTAAAGTACCTGCGACAATGAAAATAATTTATGCAGTATCTTTGTTGATTGGTGTTTTTGGGGTTTATTTTAACGATAATGTTAGCGTTGTAATTGGTGTCGTATCTCTAGTTATTCTTTCGTGCTCAATATCAATACTAGAGACCATCGATTCTTTTTTTGAAAAGCAAATAAAAGCTGAGGTTGAAAACCACCAACACAATAGAGGTTAATAGAATGAATGCAAAACAAATGAGTAACTGGGCGTTAGTTTTTTTATTGCTTGCTGTTGTAGGTATTATTTTTGAGTTAATTGCTGGTAAATGGCTTGATGCGACTTGGTTTTTTATTTTTATATCTACAGTTTTTAATGTCTCATCGGCTATTAAGAAAGACTTGGAGCAAATAAAAGAAAAGCTAAGCCAACAACACAATAGAGGTTAATAGAATGAGTGAATTAAAAATTTTACATTACAACTTTGCGAAACTATATAGATTCAATGGCGTTACTTTTGAGTGGCATGATTATCTTGGGCCAATAATTATCAATAGGCACACGGAAAAGGAGAGGTATTATAAAAATATATCGTTAAGAAATTGGGCCGCTATCAGCAAGTTTTCATCATTAAACGATAAGCAAAAGGAAGAACACAGAATATTTTAAGTAAAAACAACACAATAGAGGTTAATAGATATAAAAAAGCCCCTGTATGGGGCTAATCATTATACGCTGGTATGAAATATAAAATAATATCTAGTAGTAAATCACCCATTTTTTTTCCTTGATGGCCTGTAAAAAGTATCTGCTGGCGTTTCTTTAATAATCATTAATCTTCTCCCAATGCGATAAACTCGCTTAATTTATAATCTAACTCACAAGAAACTAATACAAGGGTACTTATAGAAGGGTTGCCATTATATAGGTTGTCAGTTAGCCAAGACCTATCTTTACAGGTTAATTCAGCTAACCTTGTCATAGTCATGTCGCGGTCGAATAGTGCGTTTTTTACTGCCTTTTTTACGTTAAACATTTCTTTACCTCTATTTGTTAGTTTCTAGGATTATAACATTTGTTTATTTAATTGCAACAAATGGCTTGACTATTACAACAGTTAGTATAATATTAGCCATACAAAGCAGTTAAGCAACCCCGCTGGTGGTATCCCGTCAACTGCTTAGAACAAAATGACTAAGCCATAACCAGCAACTAATTATTAATGAGAGATTAAAGCAATGAACTTACATAATATCCCACAAAGCAAAACAATAGCCGAACACAGTTTGACACTGGTTAAACTGGAGCTTTTAGAGTTGGCGCAAGAAA